AAAGCTTACGAAGCTTATATTAAATCAAAGACTACAAAATCAGAAGATCAAATCCGTACTAGTACTGGAGGATACCAAACAGCTCAAGGTCGTAAGAGTTTGATTCCTGGAACTCCAGGAGACATAGTTAATCAAAGGCCTTTAGGTTTTGTAAAACCAAAAACTAAAACTCTAGCTAGTTACTCAGGTAATAACTATATAACAAACCCATAATGTTTGTCCCAGGAGTAAATGGTTCTGTAATTCCGAGTGCACCCTCAGGCTCTAGGCTTAAGGGTGCATATAAGAATTCTAAAAAGCGTAAGATGCCTAATGGAGGTCTTACTTATACTCCTTATACTAGATCACAAAATCAGTATACAGATACTCCATCGCCTAAGCCAATAATAAAACCTAGAGTAGGAGACACTATTACTCCTAATTATACTAAGTTATATACTGATCTTGGAGTCGACGCTGGGTCATTGTTGCCTGGATATATTGGTAAAGGATTTGATGTTGTATCAAAATTAAGGGCAGCAGGAGAGGATGATTATAATCAAGGTTTAGAATTTGTTCCAGGAAAGAAAGCAAATATTCTTTCTGTAGTAAACGACATACAAAAAATTTCTAATGCTAAACCTTATACTTATAAAGGAAGACAAATGCCTAATGGAGGTGTCAAGAGTTCTATTGAGAATATTTCTCCTCAAGGAGATGTACAGTACAATGTATCAAAGAACTTAAAGAACTTTAGAGCAGGTCTACAAGGATCAGTCAATGCTCCTAGTTTCTATGCTGGATCTGTTACTCCTACTCTATCTTATAGTAAGAATAAGTTTTCTTCTTACATATCTCCTAATTCTTTTGGAGCATCTGTAGAAGGAGGTAAGGCTTATGCAAACTATAATCAAACTAGAGAAGGGCAGACTATGTTTAGAGATGCTTCTGCAGGATATAATACAGATAAAGTAAATCTGAATGCAGGAGTAAACTTTACAAACAACTCTTTACAGAGTGGGCAGATTAGTGGAAGCTACAACTTTAATCCAAACTTTTCTATAACAGGAAACTATGGAGTTAGTAGAGGAGAAACAGGTTTAAATAAAGATTACTTTGCTGGTCTAAGGTTTAATAAAACATTTGAAGAAGGGGGAGAAGTAGAAGACGATAACGATGATAAAGAAATGGTTGAAGGTGTTGCAAGTATTCTTAGAGGAGTAAAAGACAAAAAGAACAGATTACAATTAGCTAATAAACTAGCTAAGCAGTTTAACAGAGAAAAAGTAGAGTATAACCTAGCTGACTTCTTAAAAAAATCTAAAGTAAAGAAATGAAACAAATGATAAAACGTAAGGATGGATCTTACTCACAACGAGGTTTGTGGGATAACATCCGTGCTAAGAGAGGTTCTGGAAAGAAACCTACTCCAGAGATGCTTAAACAAGAACGCAAGATTAAAGCTAAGATGGCTGACGGTGGTAAGATGCCTACCTCAGTTGCTAAGGCAAGATTTGTAGCTGCTAACAAAGGTAACGTACAAGAAGCTAGACAAGATGCTTCTAAGTATGGCTATAAGTTTATGTCAGGAGGCAGACTTAAAGCTGCTTATATGGCTAAGGGAGGTACTATTGCTAAGACTACTAAAGGTCCAGGAGCAAACTATCGTCCTACTAAACAAGGAGCAGGTATGACTAAGAAAGGTGTAATGGCTTATCGTAGAGCAAACCCTGGATCTAAACTAAGCACTGCTGTTACAGGTAAGGTAAAGCCAGGTAGCAAAGCAGCTAATCGTAGAAAGTCTTATTGTGCTAGGTCATTAGGTCAGTTGCGTAGATCCTCACAGGCTACACAGAATGATCCTAACAGCAGAATCAGACAAGCACGTAGGCGTTGGAAGTGCTAAAGACTAAATAAACTAAAACTAAATATATGGCAACTAAAGCATCTAAATCAAAATCAACCTCTACTGCTTCCAAGTTTAAAGTTAAACCAAAGATCCGCAGAAAAGGAGTAGTAGCAAAAACTAAAGCTTCAAAGTTAAAGTCTAGTAAGAACTACTTAAAGAAATCACGAGGTCAGGGGTAAGCAATTACCCCTTGCTTTTTTTTATTAATCTTGTATATTTGTATAACTAGCTTATTTCCAAGCACTTATTAACATACTAAGTTAATAACATTAATCATTAAAACATGTTAAGAAATCGTTTATTTAGAAGATTTGGTAATGGAGGTGAGGACGAGTTAAATCCTAAAGCTACCAATCTATCTAATCCGCAACTTACGGATAATCCAGATAATCCTGGAGAGCTGTTAAATATACCTGGATTTATTGCTAGCCCTCAAGAAACTTGGGATTGGCAAAAAAAACTTAATCCTGAGGTTCCTAAATTAAACACAGACTCATACATTACTTTAAATCCAAGTCAGGTACCTACTGAAGAACAAAAGTTTTCAAAGTCTGATGAACTAACTAAAAAGACCGATTCTGGTTCTTTAGAAAAAAGTTTGTTAGATCAACTTAAAGATCAATTTAAAGGACAAGAAAGTGCAGCTGTAGGTTTAGGATTACTAGGATTAAATACTGCCTTTAGCTATAACCAAGATTTAGAAAATCAACGTAAATTAACTCAGTCAATCCAACAAAGAAACTCTAAACCTGTAGATGATTATAACTTTATGTATGGTCCTACTACAAGTGGGGGAACAGAGTCTCAACCTATAATTAAAGCCGAAATGGGTGCAAAAATAAATAAACGTTATGCTAGTGAAGGCATGAACGATGTAGAGATTGAGGGAGGAGAGTTTATCCAACTTCCTAACTTTGAAACAGAAATGGCTGAAGGACCTTCTCATGAGAATGGAGGTATTCCTACAAACCTTCCTGATGAAACTCGTGTCTACTCTAACAACTTAAAGCCAGAAGGTTCTAAGAAGACCTTTGCTCAGATTGCTAAAAACTACGATATTACTTCATACAAGAAAACGCTAGACAATCCTTTTGCTAAACAAGTAGATAAGGATACTGCAAGTCTTATGATGCAACGTAATCAAAAGATTCTTGATGAACTATTCAGAGATCAACAGATTATGAATGGTAACTCTAACGGAGAAGTAGAAGCTAAGAATGGAGCAGATATTAACAACCCAGGATTTAAAGCATTACCTGGTTATGTACAAGCTAAGATTACTGCTAACATGGGAAAGGGAGCAGTAACTGAAAAAGATCCTATCCCTACTTATAAGCCTAGTACTAAATCTAAGGTAGCTAAAATGGATCCTAAACTTAGCCTACTTGATGCACAAGTTCCCGGTCTTCAGTCTACTCTGCCTTCAGGAGTATATGGAGAAGAGTCTAACTTAGATTTATTTAAAAGAAATTATGAGTGGTTTTTAAAAGACCTAGAAGCACAAGGAGAAACTTTTGATCCTAAAAATAAGGATCAGATGCGTAGAGCACAGGTTGCTTATACTGAAGAGATAAGAAATCGAGCATTAAAAGCTGGATATACTCCAGAAGAAGCAGATCAGTTTGCTTCTGAAATGGGTTTTATTCCTGAAGAAGGAGACCAACGTTCTATTGATTCTAAGTTAGGCTTGTATACCGCATCAAGACAGTTACCTAATTTTGAACCTAAAACTCCTGTTCCTCCAGGAGGCGGTAACGGAACTCCTCCTGATGGAGTTAAAATAAATGATGTAACCCCTGGAAAGACAGGTAAGTATACTAGAGGACAGTTTCCTTTGTATCAAGCTATTCCAGAAGCTATGGGATTAGCTCAAGCACAAGAAATCTATTCTTATGCTATTCCTGAAGTAGACGCTCCTTACGTACGTCCTCAGACATTAAACATTCAGAGTGAGCTACAAGATATAGATAACTCTGCAATTGCAGCAATGAGAGCAGGAGCAGATCCTAACATGGCTTACATTGCAAGTTTAGATGCTAAGCAAAAAGCTTTTCAGTCTAAGCAAAACTTTGATGCACAAGGACGTTCTCAAGCTGATATGGCTAATGCACAGATGTCTGAAAGAGCAGATCAATTTAATGCTCAAGCATTTGATCGTGTATACAACAATTTAATAGGTCAAGCTAGGGATGCTCAGTCGGGAGAAAAGTTAGCAGCAATTGCTAGTTTAACAGAGAAAAAAGGTAAATTTGACCAAGACGAAAACCTAAAAGCATTAGGTATTCCTATTGTATCTCCTACGTACAATTGGGACTCTAAGGGAAATCCTAATATGCCTGAAGGTATGCGAGCTGCTTTTGAAATGTATAACTACATGAAAGAACAAGAAGCAAAACAAGCTGCTCAAAAGACTACGGCTAAAAAAGGAATGTACAAAAAATCTAAAAAGTAAACCATGCCAATTTCAGCACAACATACCAAATTTGAATATCCAGACTATATCTCTCCTTTACCAGCAGACGAGTTATTAAAGTTTGCTCAGAAAAAACAAGAGATGTATGACGAAGGTGTAGCTAAAGTACAACAAAGCATAGACACTTATCATAATCTTCGTTCTTCTATTTTAACAGACGTAGAAAGAGAATACTTTGATAAGAGTATGGGTAACCTAGTTAAGGCTATTAGTTCTAGTGCAGGATTAGACTTTTCTAATAAGTCTAATGTACAAGCAGTTCTTAACATCGGAAAACCTTTAGAGAGAGACGAATATCTTACTACTGCAGTTTCTAACGGTAAAGAAGTTTCTCGTAGAAAAGAAACTTTATCTAAACTTAAACCTGAACTAAGAAGTGCTGCTAACGACTCTGAGTTTTTTGAGGATGTACAAGACTACATGAAGAGTGGCAAACTAGGATACAAACTAGGAACTAAAGAGTATACTCCTTTTGTAGATGTATCTGCAAAGATTCAAGATATGATGAAGGGAGCAAAAGAAAATGGTTACTTAGAAGAATACTCTGATGGACAATACATTAGAACAGTATCTGTTAAGGGACTGAGTGAGCAAGAGATTGCAGCTAAAGTTAGAGCTACCTTAGGAGCCAAAGAACAAAATCAATTGCGTATAGATGCAATGTATGATGTTAAACAAAAAGGTATTGAAGCTGCTCATGCAGACGTAGTTAACTATTATAGTGCAATGGATGCTTCTACTCAAGCTGGATTAAACTTATCTAGTCAGAAAGTAAGAGAGGCACAAAGTGCTTTTGATAGATCGGGTACTGCAAGTGCAAAGAAAGTTCTTGAGCAAGCAAAACAACAGTATGAACAGTTTAGAGTACAGTCTGATATTGTAAAAGATAATCTAAACAAGATTTCTGATATAAATAACTTTAATCCTAATCAGTACGTTGCTATCTATCAAGATAAGTTTATTTCTCAACAAGCTAATGCTTACGCTTACCGTCAAGAGGAAAGAAAGATGCAAGCAGATCCTTACGGTACTCAAGCACAAGCACATAGAAATGCTAAAGAGATGGCTTACTTAAATGCAGAGTTGGACAAACAGACAGCAGAAGCAACTATTCCTAAAGGATCTAAAATAGTTTCTAACGTAGATCAATTTAATCTAAAATTTGATTTATTAAATACTTTAGGAGCAATGACAAAGGCTTATAGTAAAACACCTATTTATTTAAAGGGTGCACCAAATACTACAGTAGGATCAGAAATACAAAAAATAGATCAATTACTTAAGTCAACTGACCCTAAGCAATTAAAAGGAGTAATTGAAAAAGCTAGTACACTACTCAATAAAGAGTATGTTACAGGACCGGATGCAGAAATTTTACAAGGTATTATAAACAAAGCTACAACAGTAAGCCGATCTTACAATGAGTATCTAAAACAAACTGTAGATGATAAGGGTGTTGCAGTATCTAATACAAACTTAATGGTAAACAACGGAAACCAAACAATTCCTGCTGAACAGTACTTTAACTTACCATTGTCTGCTTTATTAGACGACTCTGATCAAACAGTAATCTACGAGTATAAAGAGCCTATTTAAAATAAACTAAGATGGCTGAAAATCAGACCCCTAATCCTAAACCCGCATCAAAACCTATTAGTGTAGGTTTTATTCCTGAGACTCGTATTGGGCAAATATCTGGAGGTAACTTATCTGGACCAGCAGCTTCTCAATATTTTAGAGGACAAAATGTAAGTAGAATCAACAGTGAGATAGCTTCTTACGAAAGAAGACTAGAAGAAATAAAATTAGCTAATGCAAGAAGAGCATCAGAGATTGATAATGCTTTATCTGTAGCTTCTAAGATTAACTTGGAAAGTACAGGTGCTCAGTTTCCAAATACTCCTACTGCTAAGTTAGAAGTTGCAGGTGCTCCTAAGGGAAGTGTATTATTAGATAACGGTACAGTAAAGTTGCCTAATGGAAAGATTATTAGTAATACTGCTCCTGTTAAAACCACTCCAGGAATAGATCCAGTAGGAGAAGAAAAGCAAAGATCAAAAGGAATCATTGACCAAACCTATGGCATGGAAGATCCTTTGTCTGACGAGTTAGATAAGAAGATAGGTCAACTTACTGAAAACTATTTAAAAGCAAAGGAAGCATCAAAAACAAATCTAATGAATGCTACGTACTCTATGGGTACAGTACGAGCTAATACAGATGTTACTGGAATAAATAAGTTAGGAAAGGAATTAGAAGATCTTAAGAAACAACAAGCTGTTATTAATCAGTATAAGTCCGACCTTCAGATAAAGAAAGCAACAGAAGACTACATTGCAAATTTAAAAGCAAAAGGACAATCTTTTAACTCTTCTACTTCTAAAGGATTAATTGATCAAGTAAAATTAATTAAAGCCCAAGAAAGGAACAGAACTAGAGGAGATGCTTTTTATGATAATGATGTATTTGAATCATATAAAAAAGAAGGAATAGGAACTAATGACTTTACAGACTACAATCATACTGATAGAAGTATAGCTAGTTTAATGAAAGTCTTAAGTGAGGAGATGCAGGTAGCAGATCCTCAGAAAGCAAATGAATTACAAGGAGCTTTAAGGGAAGTACAACGTACTTATAATACTCATGCAAAATCTAATGAAGATGCTTATGATTATTACTACGGTACATCTCAACGTTACAGGGAAGCAGGAGCTTTAAACAAAGCAGGTATATATACTAAAACACAAATTCTTCAACCTATAGTAGAAGGACTAAGTAATTTTATTCTTCCTTTTGTTCCCGGAGTCTCTGATTATAGTATGAATAACTTTAGAGATAAGTGGATCTCTGGAGATATGATTCTTGCCGACTTAGATGGAGATAATAGAATTACAGAAAGAGATAGGGATCAGTTAGGAAACTATCAGTATCTAGGTCAAAACTTTACTTACACTAAAGAAAAGATTGAAGGAGGAAAGAAAGTAAAGTCTACAGAATATATCTGGGGATCTCTTCCCGGATTAAGTGTTCGTACAGCTGCAGAAATGGCTCCTACACTTTTTATTACAAAAGGATTAATGGGTGCAGGAGTAGGTGCTAGATTAGCAACATTTGTTCCTGTAGCAGCAAGTTCTGCTTTACGTTCTTACGATCAGAATAAGAAGAACTACAAAAGCAAATTAGACGCTTTTAACGTAGGTGTAATCCAAGGAGTTATTGAAGGACTTACAGAATCTATTGTACCTGATATTGGATACTTTATGGGTTCTAAGAGTCTAGCAACTAAGTCGTTAAGTGCAGCTGAAAGAAAAGCAGCTGTAACTACTGCTTTACTTCCAGAGTTTAATAAACTTTCAGTAGCAGCTAGATCTACTTTGTTGGCAGCAGGTTCTGCAATTAAACAAACTGTACAAGAAGGGCTAGAGGAAGAAATTTCAATGTTTGCTAACTATGCACTAAACCAAATATATAAAACAAAAGATGACATGTATGGAGAACTTCCAGAAGAACTAGATGCTACAAGTCTAGAGACTATAGGAAGTTCTATGTGGAAGACATTTGCAGAATCCGCAGCAGCAGGTGCTATAATGACAGGTTCTAGTGTCTATAGTTCAAAGAAGATAGATGACAATTTAATTAGATTTAACGTAGCTACTAATCCTAGAATCTTTAAAGAGGAGTTAACTAAACTTAGAGATAAAGGAGAGATTACTAAGGACCAGTACTCTAGAGCTATACTAGAAGGAAACAGACTTACTCAATTGAAAGAGTCTGCAGATAGAGTAATGTTAAACCTAGTTGATCCAGAAACTTTACTAGAAGATAGTGAGAAACAGTTTGGATACTTTAGTGCCTTACTACAAAGAAGTGACTTACTAGTTAAAAAGGGATTAGACTTTGAGAAGATGGATGCTCAACAACAAGAGCAATACATTTCTTTAGTAGAGAACGTAGAGAAGGAGATTGACAACTACGAGAATCTTGCGCTTAAGTATGCAGAATCTACTCCAGAGGAAAGAGAGCAGGTGTTAGAGAAAATGATTACTCGAAACATCAAACAAGTATCAGAGACAAATAACCCTGCAGCATTAAAAGCAAATGAAGAAGCACTTGCAAAAACTATAATGGCAAGTGAGCTTTCAGGTAAAGGATCTTCTGTTATGAGAACAGGTAGAGATCAAATGATGGAAGCTATTCAAAGACGTAAACAGCAACTACAGTCTATTGAAGACAATGGTAATACCGTATTTGAGAATCAACTTTTAAACACACCTATAGAAGACTTTGGACAAAGTATGCAGATTGCTAAAGCAACTGAACTTGCCTTACTGTTAAGAGACAATTCCGAAAATATTCGTCAAAGTGTATTTAAACAGTTAAACGACAAAATTGAGTCAGCTGTTAGATTAGGACAACAACAGTTATCTGAGCTGAGTAAAAAAGAACAAAAGAAAGTACTTGCTAAAGAACTTGCTCGCTTAGAAACAATTAGACCTGGAATAACTTTTGATATGGGTGCAGTAAACACTGTATTTAATATCCAACTAACAGATGAAGAACATAAAGAAGTAGTAGATGAAACTGTAAAAGAGATAGTAAGAGAAGACGAGAAAATAGAAGATACTGCTTTAGTTGTTCCTGATGAAAAAGATCCAGCAATGAATGCTGCTATTGCTAACTTTCAAAAGGAGCCAGAGTTTATACAAGAAGAGAATGAGCAAGGAGAAGTTGTAAATGTCCCAAATAAGAAAAGGAAAGAAAAGATAGCTGGAGCTATTAAGTCCCTTAACTCTTCTAAGTCTAAGCAACAATTAAAGTCTAGATTTACAGCTTTGTTTTCTGCTTTAGGTTTTGATGCAGAGACGGTTAACAAAGGTCTAGAAGACTTAAACAGTTTGTTAGATGGTAAAGAACCTACTAATCCTGGAGAGTTGTATCGTATATACTTAAATGTAGTAAATGCGGAGAAGTTAAAGAACCTTCCACTTACAAATGCTGAAGTTGCTCCTGTAGAAATAACTACGGGTGAAGAAGAAGTAGTAACCCCTCCTGCTCCCGTAAGTGACATTACTTTACCTGAAGTAGTTGTAGTAGAACCCCCAACAGATTTGCCTGCAGAAGTTGTTCCTGCACCTCCACAAGAGTTGTTTGACGGATTACCTGTAGAAAAACCTATGCCACAAAATGCAGAACAAACAGGTGTAAGTTCTACTACGCCTACTGTATTTGCAAGTTCTAATGCTGGAACTCAGTCTGAGATACTAAGAACAGTAAATAAGAAACCAGAATCTTATGTAGTTAAAGTTATGGATCTGTTTTCTTTTATTAAAGAGGCAGTAGGTAAGAGAGCCTTAGGAACTTTACAGAACATATATAAGAAAGTAGGTCAAGCAATAGACGAAGATAACCAAGAAGGCATTGATGCACTTAAGGAAGAATTTATGGCAATCTTTCCTGAAGGAACTTTTGCAAAGGAGATGCTTGAGTATATATGGAACAAGCAGTTTATACAAGGTAAACCAGATTCTTCTATACCTACAGTTACAACTGAATCAGCAAGTGCTATACAGATTGCAACTACCTATAAAAAGAAAGAAGGGATTATAGAATTTGTAAAAGGTAATCAGGTAATAAAGTATTCAGTTGAGTTAACAGGTAAGGTTGTAAATGGTAAATTAGAAGCTATTAATAAGAAGAGTCTAAAGATTGTTTATGTAGACAAGAATAGTTTTAAACCGTATACTCCTGTTCCAATTAATGCACGAGCAGAATTCTTTCAGATTAATTCTATTGTAAGTACAATTGCAAACAAGTCTAACAATAAAATAGCCAAGTTTAATTTAGAAGGAAATAAGGACAGTAAGGGTAAGGTGAATGCCTTAATGTTTTTACCCCAAGAAGACCCTACTGCAAATCTTTTACGAGGAAATATAGTAACAAATACTCCTGTGACTTTTACAGGATCTATTGTAGGTGGTACTAAGATTAGTAATAAAGGAAACTACGAGAAGTCTAAAACTAGTGTGTATATTAGTTTTGACAATAGTGGTCATAAGAACTCGTTAACTCCACAGATTTCTTTAGGGTTAGATAACCAAGAACCTATTGTTCAAGAAGATGTAACACCTACCTCTGTACCAGAAGTAATAGTTCCATCTATATCTACGGAAGACGCTAAGGCTGAAATAGAAACAAAAAGGCAAGAGGAACTAGAAAAGTATAGATTTAAGTATGGAGAACAAGTACGAGAGTATACTTATGATTCTAACTTTTTTGAAGGGGAGTACAAAGATGTATACAACCCTGAGGTAAGAGATGCAGACGGAAAACTTATTGCAAGTGGTGGTAGATCAGAATATTCTGTTAGTGATGGTTTGAATACACTTAAAGAAGAATTAAGAAAACAAGGGTTTACTGAGGAAAAGATAACTGAAATAGTTGCAAATAATTCTCCTATAGTCAGGACAAATCCTACTGAACAAGAAATCAATGCTAAATACGATGCAGAACTAGCTTCTTTAGAAAGTACTTTGCCTGTGGTAGAGGATGCGGTAGTAACAACCCTTCCTACTAACTTGCTTAACATTCTTACAGAAAACATTACAGGTAAGATGGGTAGTTCTCAGAACAATCCAATAACTCCTGCACAAGAAAACGATCAAGAGGATGCTGCTTCATGTAGCATAAAATAATAACTAAAAACTTTAAATAGATTATATTTGTATATATGGCAAGAATAACCTGTCCTGATGAGAGTACTCCTGAGTTTGCAGAACTTAGTAAAGTTGTTGGTAGTTCTACACTAGCTTTATTTTTATGGAGAAAAAACAACTACTTGCCTTTAGATAAAATAGATGTAGATGGCAAAGAGGAAGTAAATCCTTTATATAATGAAGTGCTTGATGTTATAGCTGAAGGGGATCGTACTGTAGCCTTAAAAGCTATTGCAAGAACTCTTATGCCTGAGTTCCAAGATAAGTACGGAGAAGAAGAGATAGGAAGCACTATAGACTTTTTAAAACAAGACTTAGAAGAGTTAGCTGAAAAAATTAGAAAGAGAGAACAAGGAAACCTACAAGCAGAACAATCTCCTAATGGCATAGTACTTAGTATTCCTACAGAAGGTGATCCTATTATATTTAATGAAGAAGAGAGTACAGAAATTTTTGATAATCTTTCTTTTTTAAGTGCAAACTATGGACCTTCTGAAGTACTTAGATTACTTAATGCTAAGAAAGAAAAGATTAAGGCTAAGATTATGGCTGACCCTGACTCTGTAACAGAGGCAGAACAACAGCAAGCAACTAATATAATCTTACTAACTAAAAATTGGGACACAGTAGTTGATTGGTTTAAGGCTCAAGAGCCTACTTTTGGGCTTAAAGGTGTAGAAGAATCTAACACAGAAAAAGATGATTCAGATATAGACGTAGAAGACTTTACAGGAGGAGTAAGCACTTACAATAAGAATGCTCATGATAGAGGGCAGAAAGAACTTGCTTCTGCTGAAGTAATTAAAGTAGTTCAAGCCTTACCACAGTATAAAAAACTTTCTGCAAAAGAACAAAAAGAAGTAGCTTCAGGTAAAAGATCTATAAAGGACTTTGTAGTATTAGGTTCTGTTTTGGGTTTACCTGTTACAGGAGATTTCTCTAAGAACTGGAATCTTCTTTCTGCAAGTCTTACAGGTATAACAGACTATAATCAATTAAAGGAAGAGATCAAAAGCTTAAGTACTATCTATCCTCAGTTTAGAAATTTATACGAGAGATTACCTGAACCAGACAACACAAATGTTTCATTAAGCAATACTAATCTTGCAGCAGCTTTTCAGCAGGTAATGTCTATGCCTGAGATTCCTGCAGTAAAACTATCAATGAAGATAGTAGGTAATAGTTACACTACTAAAGTATTTGAACTAGGTACAAAGACTGTAACCAATCTTATTAATTACTTTGATGCCGACTATGCTTCTGCTAATCCTAACTTAGTCTTAGAAGATGGTTCTGCTGTAGATATAAAGAAACTTGTATCGTTATTTACTTACGGAAATGAAACACTTGCAAGTAGGGTTTCTACTTACATGACTAAGATTAGAACTCCTAAGTATTTTGACACTACTGAAGGTACTGCTTTATTGAATGAGCTTTTTAAGTTTCATAAAGCCATAGGAATTATTCCTACTAACTCTTTATATAGAGCAAATAAAACAGCATTTAAAGAGTTCTTAATAGCTACTGCTGGAGAAACTGCTTCTATTTATACTAAACTTGCTAATAGTCAGGATAAGACAAGTGTTACAGAGTTATTATCTTATCTTAACACTTATCAAGGTCCAGGACCTCTTAAAAGATTGTCTGATTCAGTAACTACTTTAGTTAAGTTTTACGGACAATTTGAGAGGGAGTTTGCTTCTGGCTCTTACTATAACCCAGAAAACAAATTACAATACAATAGGGTTCAATACTTTTATCTAACCCAAATTTCTAATACACTCAATAGTGTAGGTAGTTATAGTGAGTTAATTGCTAAGCCAGAATTTGCACATTTAGATATTAGAAAGAACCCTAATGTAATAGGATCTCTTTGGCTAGAAAAGATGTTTGGTGTAAGTACTAAGAGAAAAGACTTAAAGACTATTATAGATCAACTTAATCAAGCAGAACTTACAGGGGAAGTTGTATTTAAAAAGAAAAACATTCCTTATAGTAATGAACCCTTTAGTATAAACATTCAAAACTATGCAGGTGTAAGTATAGCTGGTAACCATAAAAAGAATTCAGTTACTACTAGCTTAACTCCTGAAGATAAGATCCTTCAAGATTTCTTTTCTTTCTTCTCTCAAGGTATAGTAGAAAACGTACGATTTGGTGACAAGGGAACTTCTTATGCTACTGTACTAGCAGGTAAACCTGAAAATAGAATTTACTTTAAACTAGATGAGGAGATTATGAATGAACGGGAAACCGTTGTTCCTCAAGCTAGTAATGCAGTAGTAGAACAGTTTACTGAATATCTAAAGAGCGAAGCAGTAAGACTTAAAGACTTACTACGTAATCCCGGTAAGAGTACTTACCATAAGAATGGTAAGAATCTTTTTATATTTAAAGATATTCTTCCTGATGACTTGTATTCAAGTTTAGTAAATGCTACTACAGAAGAAGAGATTGATGCTGCATATCAGAACATTAAGGGAGACTTAAAAACGTACTTAGATGAGTACATTCAACAACAGACTCAGGCAGTTAAGACAGCTCTTATGGAAGCTGTATATCCTGATGACTTGTTATTGCCTAATCCTACTTCTCCAGAAAAAAGATTAAATACAGTAATTGCTAGGCTTAATCAAAAGAAGTTTATGGATACCGGTATCAATAAGATACCAATCAATGCAAACAACTTTGACTATGTTATTGCTAACTACTTTATAAATGACTTTGTACATAAAGCAGAGTTCTTTAAAATATTTGTAGGAGACATTGCTAACTTCCAAGTTAAGGGTGACTACCGAGAAGTATTTAAACGCATTCCCTTTACTTCTTCTCCTGGATATGTTCCTCATGACAATCCTGTAGTTAATACTTTTTTAAACAGTAGTCCTTATACTAATGGATTACAGAAGGTCTTATCTAATATCACTAAGCCATTTAGACGCACTGTAAGGACAGTAATCTTCAATGATGTAAATACATTCAAACCCGAAGATTGGGAAGCTTACAGAAACGCTATGGGCCTTCCTGATGACGTTACTTACAAGGAGTATGTAAACAACCCAAAGGAATCAGATGCACAAGGTCTTGTTACACTTGATTTCTACAGAAACTATCTAATTAATATAGGTCAATGGAGTCAAGAACAAGAAGACGCTTACACTAATGAGATAGAGTTATTTAGATTATACCAAGAACCTCAATCAGAAGAAAGAGATGAGCAGATAGCTGACCTTAAGGATACTATTAACTATGTAGGATTTCCTCCATTAAAGTTAGGACATTATGGTTCAGTAGTAGAAGATCCTAGATTAGTTGCTTTACACAAGTATTCTTTGGCTCCCTTGATTCCTTCTATGATACAAGGAACACAATTAGAGGGTTTGAATAAAAGTATGCTAACTCAAGACATTGACTATGCTACTTTTCAGTCTGGATCAAAAGCTTCTAACTACGGAGAAAGTTTAGATTTCTACGTAGAGCAACCTTTAACTTCTAAGAATGAACAGTTAAAGTTAAAAGTAAACGAAGCTATTGGTGAGAATAACGTAACTACTCTGCACCTAGTTAATCTTAAACAACAACAGTATATTGCTCCTAAGTTTAAGAATGAAGCAACCTTAGCTACTCAGATGGTTAAGTTGTTATTCGGAGACTTTTATAGTGATGGTTCTTTAACAGAACTAAGTCCTTCTTTTGCAGCTAAGATAGAGCAACTATATAATGACTATGGTCAAAGCTTAAGAGATCTTGTAGGTATAGAAAAACTAAAACTGTATAACAAACTAGGTCTTGAAGAAAATCCTGATGGTAGTTTGTCAGGGTTTGATGATAAGAAGTTTATTTCTTTCCTACGTACAGAGATGGATAACAGAAATGTTAGTGATTCTTTGAAGAGGTATATTCAAGTAGACGAGAATGGTAACCTTTTATATCCTCTTGATTCTGCTAAGAATAGAAAAGAAATTGAAGGCATTATCTTATCTGTAATCAATAACAGAATTATTTCTCAGAAGCTACATGGAGAAGCATACGTACAAGTAGCTTCTACAGGATTAGGTAAACAAAGATTTAAGAAACCTACTGAGACTCAAATTAAAAAGTTTGGTATTAACGGTCTTAGAAACTATAGAGTAGAGAACGGTAAAACACAACCTGCAGACGTTAAGATTGCTTTTAATCCTAAGAAACATTCTGGCTTACTTAGATTAAAGTTTAATGGGAAAACCATAGGCACAATAGAAAACTTAAATGCTATCCTAACTTCAGATAATCTCAAAGAGATGGAGTGGGTAGAACAAAACTCTAAACAATTAATTCTAGTAGGAGTACGTATTCCTGTACAAGGATTTAACTCTATGGAGTATATGCGTGTAAGGGAATTCTTACCTACTAGTGCTGGTCCTGTTATTGTTGTACCTGCAGGAATTGTAGCTAAGTCAGGAGGAGACTTTGATATAGATAAGTTAACTATGTTTGAACCTGTAATAGACAGACAAGGAAACTTAGTAGAAACTGAAAATTACAGTTTAGATCAGTACAAGAGTGAATTACCAACAAGACAAGAGAGTGTACAATTACTTAGATATCTGCGTCAAGCAAAGAAAGAAATACAGAGTATTGTAGAAGAGCTTCCTAACTATCAGAAATCTAAGGAGTTACAAAAAGAAATACAGGCATTAAAAGAAGCGTTGGAGACTAAAGAGTCTACGTTACTTGGTATGACTGGAAAAACTTTTAACCTAGAAGAACTTCAAACAAAAGATTTAGACAGGGAGCAGAAAGAAGCAGAACTAAAAAGCAAGTACGCACAGATTAGAAACCTGTTAAAAGAAGGTGAAGTAGCAGAAGGACTTAAGATCTTTAAGGAGTTACAGAGAGAAATCTTTGAAACAGAAAACTCTAACTTTAATAAGTTTGAGGCAGCTGCTGGTAACCGTTTGATTAATGTTATGGCAGGTGTTATGGGATTAGAAGAAAACTACAATAAGATTGTACTTCCTAATACCAACACTATTCTAAAAGCAGAAGCTGATAAGCTTCCTTCCAACCCAATAACTTCTACTGGAGTATTTAATCTTTTAGTTTCTAACAGAGTATACTCTGACAACATCGAAGCTAAGAAAGCATTAAGTATAGATGCTAAGATCAACACAATTCAAAAAGAATTCCAGATAGCTGGTCTAAGATACGTTGATGTAGAGGCTGCTAATTCCTACATATTGCCTCAACATATTATGCAAGACGGTAGTGTTGCCTTAGGTATGCAGGATCTTGTAGATGGCACTAGTATCTCTCGTGTAATCAGTGAGAGTATTAACGGGCACGTAGATATCGCTAAGGAAGATTGGTTAATCTTGTTAGGACTAGATAAAGTTAAAACGCCTTTATTCCATGCTATGATTCTTTCAGGTACACCTGTAAAAGAATCCTTAGAGTTTCTTAATCGTCCTATAGTAAAGTATGCATTGAAAGAGATGAACAGAGGTATCATCCAATCAGAGATGCACTACACTAAAGAACAATTAGAAAGTAGAAGAGCAACTAGAACCTTACAAAACATATTTGATAAACTTGTATTATCTGATAAAGAGATTAGAGAGACTGTAGAGCAAATAAAAAACGCTAAGAAAGAACAAGGTAAAAGAGCTCCATTTAGAGCCATTACAAATGGTCTTTTAACTCAGTCTAGTGTTAAAGATGCATTCTTCTCTACAGAGTCTTCAGTATTAAAGGACATTGCAAGTTTAGCTATGTTGCAAAACTTAAGAGACAGACAAAGTAAGATTCAACAGTTAAATGCTTTAGTAGATTACAATACAAAAAGCTACCAAAGTTCTTACCAAAAAGAAGCAGAAGAGTTTACGTATGCACAGATAGCTGATTCCTTTAATAAAGAGGGGTTAGACATTTTAACTAAACGTTCTGCTCTTTCTGCATTTAACGTAGCAGATACTGTATCAGGATTACTTGATAAGGCTTTTCCTGTTACAGGACATAGGATGGTATTTAATGCAATCAATCGTTTTTTAAATCTATCAGAGTTATATACCCAAGATGATCAAGTAAGTGCAGCAAAGACTATTAAAGATAATCTTATCTTACTGACTATACATTCTCAAGGAGTAGATAGTGAAGGTAATTCTGTTAGAGTTAAAGTTTTTGGAGAGAAAGGATTCTTAGCAAAAAATAACTCTAATAACTTATTAGCGAGATTAAAAGCACTCAAAGAAAACTATCCAGACATAAATAAGAATCTTTTAATTGAGAACTTATACGAAGAGAAGCCAACGGTATCTACACCGTTCCTTATCTTTAAACTAAGAAACTCTAACTTAGATTCTTATCTTATAAATGAATACGAAAAAGCTTTCCTTGCGGGTATGAATGACGTAAGACCTGAAGTATCTCAGTTTTTTAAAGATCTAGGATTAGCAAACTTTATTCAATTTGGTTTCTCTAATAACTCGTATGGTTTAAATCAAGTAGTACCTTTTGAAGCTTACGAGCAATATACTACTCAAGCAGATAAAGACATTAGAAAGAATCTAGAAAACGAAGAATATAAAACAGTAATGCCTATCTATCTTGCAGGTATGAGTTACTTAAACGAATTGCTTAATATACCTCATAGATTATTTAACTTAGGTAACATTAGGACAAACTACCCATCTGTATATGCTAATGCAGTAACCTTTGATTTAAAACTTCCTGAGTTAGCTGCACAGTTAGGAAAAATTACTGGACTATCTACTCAAGTTGCTGAAATTACAGAAGTTAAACCTAAGATAGATTTAAGTAAAGAATGGAAAGGAGACTTAGAGTCTAGACCAGTTTATACAGCAGAAGGAATTAATACTATGAGAACCTCTGCAGCTACAGCTAACGAACACTTTGGTAATCCATGGAGTGAAGGAGGATATCAAGGAACTATAAAAGCTAGTAGTGTAGCTCAAGCTGCTCAGAATTACAAAGATTGGTTACTTGGTAATAAGTTTCAAGAGGTAAAACCAGAACAAAGAACATGGATACTTGATCAAATTAATCAAGGTAAACTTGATGGTGCTAATCTTTTGTACTCTAAAAAACTTATGGATAGAGGTCAGGGATCACATGCAGTATCACTATCCGAAGTTGTTGCTGAATTGAGACAGAAAACATCTACTATAGGAAATCAAAATAAACCTGATGTTATCTTGCCTATAGGAACTTCTGGAAGTGGGAAATCTACTTTTGTAAAATCACTTCCTCAACAAAATTTAGTTGTTATAGAACCTGATGCAATGAGAGTTGAATTTACAGGAGATATAAATAATAAATCTAAAGATAAAGAAATTTACAAAGAAGCTGCTAAAAGAGCTATACAAGCTATAAAAGAAGGTAAACAAGTTGTATTTGATACAACTAACCTAACTAAAGAAAAAAGAAGACCTTTTATTACAGCTATTAGAAAAGCAATTCCTTCAGCTAATATCCAATATAAGTTAATGGAATTAAACCCAGAGTTAGCTAAAGAAAGAATTAAAGCACAGTTAGCTAGGGGAGAAGATAGAGCAGCTGTTTCAGACGAAACAATTGATAGACATGCAACTCTGTACAGACAAATGCTTGAAGATATTAAATCTGAAGGTATTTCTAATTATGATGTTCAGCAGTCTACTAATACTCCAAATAATTCCTTAGGATTAGAAGAATCATGCGATTTAGGTTAAATTTGAATAACTAGAATTAAAATAATAACAAAAGACAATGGCTTGTAGAGCATCAATCATATCTCCCTTAACTGGTAAACGAGTAGAATCTCATGTGTACTACCAACTAACTAGCTTCTATCCTAAAGAAGAAGCCATAGACATATACAATGCAATGTATACAGAGGGCTTTAAAGAATTACTTGGGTTTGACTGGACTACTAATACAGAAAGAACTCCTGATTTAGGATTTTCAGGAGAACCTAGTATGGAGACAGTAGACAAGTTACTTAACTTAAATCTTACAGAAGAACAGTTAGCAAGTGCTAGACAACTAGAAGAGTTAGCAGAAACTGTAGATAATACCTATGAGTTTTCTAACTATACTGAAGCTAGTGCAGTAGCAGCAGAGATTAACTTAAATCCTCGCTTTGATGCTATTGGTGCAAAAGTAGTAAGAACAGAAACTGGTTTTAAGATTCAATACAAGCCTACTACAAGTGATAGAAATCCTGTTACCCTAGATGATCTAAAGAATTTAAACTTTGGAGATATTGTATCTAACTTAGGTAATATAGAAGAGTTAGATCTCTTGAGTGTGTTAGATGCATTAGAGAGTTCTGAAAATCTACAACCCTTCCAAAAAGAAATTATAGGTAGACTTAAAGACCTAGGAAAAGTAAACACTTCTTTAAAGCTTGCAGTCTTTGATAGGGCTATCGGAGAAGAAGGAAGTCAAGTAGCATTCTATGACAACAAGACAAACACAATCTATATAGGTAAGGCTGTATTAGATGATATGGATAACTCTAAACTTGCTATAGATGTTATTCACGAAGCAATGCACTCTTACACTATTAAAGCTCTTAATGAACCTACTACACCACAGGAGATTGCTTTTAAGAATAAGATGACTGTAGCCTTTGAAGGTTACCTCAAGAAGTTTCCTATTCTTTCTACTAACTATGGCTTTACAAGTGTAGAAGAGTTTGCAAGTGAGTTTATGTCTAATCCTCAGTTTAGAGGACAGTTGATTAGGTATCAAAAGCAACTTAAGGATACTTCATTTGTACAGAAGATAGTAGATGCTATTAAAGAATTTTTCTTAGGTAACTTTTCTGACCTACCTACAGTACAAGAGATAGAGAATAGTGTTAACGAATACTTAGATTACCTGTTGTCTTTAGAAGACATTCCCAAAACAGAAGGAGAGTATACTTTAAGATTTAACTCTAGTGCTTATAATCCTAATGGAAACACAGACACAGAGAAATTTCCTAGTTTAGCTAACTTAGTAAATTTTGTAAAGAAAAACTTACAAGGTAGAACATGGTCTGAACTTAAAAAATATTTAAAAGAAGTTGATCCTAACAATAGAAGTCTAGATTTACTTCAGGCAGAGTTTGAAAAAATTGATTCTCCAGAAGCTAAAAAGATTCTTGAAGCAAGTATAAACTACCTTAAGAGTGCTACTTTCTTGCTTAAAAAGGTAGAAGCACAGTTAGAAGTATACAGCAACAACGAAGGCGAATTTACTGAAGACGCTATCATTTCCGCTTACAATAGTGCTAAGAATCTTGCTTTAACTATTGAGAGTCACTATAGAGAGTTTAACGAGAAGATTAGAAACATGTATAACTTTAGTGCTATAGAAGACGAAGCACTAAGAGAAGAAGCAATGCAAGCTTTAGAAGATACTGTTCCAGGTATTCTTGCTGTTATGGCTAACCTAGATTCTATGTTAAAAGAAACTACAAGTAGCATTAGTTCTATTAAAGATAGTTTTTCAAACAAAGTAGTTAGACCTGTAGCACGAAGACTAGCTAAAGCGATTGACTCAAGAGCAGTAACAGAAGCTAAAAGGGTTTATGCAGAAGAGATTGGATCTTTACAACAGCAACTTGCAAATGCAAAAGCCAAAGGTAAAAAAAGATTAGAAAGAGCAATAACTAAAAGAATTACAGAATTAGAACAGTTTGTAAGTTTTCAACCTACAGAAGAAAACATTGCCAGAATTTTATCTGGCGATACTGTAGTAGGACAAGAAACTAGTTGGTTGGGTGTGAAGTTTAATACAGCAATCCATGCTAACAATCCTACAATACAACTTATCAAACAACTAATAGACAAGACTACTTCAGAAGCTTCTATTTCATCTCAGACATTTAGTTTTAGAGCAAGTGAAATCTATAACAGGTTAAGAGAACTTAGAGGATCTGTTGCAATAAACTTAGACTCTTTTAAGAATCTATACAAAGGATTCTATCGTATAGTAGAAAAGACTGTATTAGATGAGAATGGAAAGAAGAGAACAATCAAACAAGCAGTACTTAATACTAAGTTATTATATGCAGAGTTCGAGAACGAGTTTGATAGACTTGAAGGCTTAGTGCAAAAAGCAATTGAAGAGGGAGATGTTACAAAAGCAGATCAAGCAAGATTAGATTTAGAAGATTTCTTAGATAAGTACGCACAGAGTCCATATACGGATGAGTACAATGAGATTCAACGTAAGTTAATTCCTGAAGCTAAGAATGCTAGACAAGAGTTGTTAGATGAGATTGCTATTGCTCAGCAAGAAGTTCCTGCTGATAATGACCGTATTAAAGAACTTCTAAGGGACTTTAATCGCTTAGGGTCTATCTATGATATCAATGGTCATGAGAAGCCTGCAGGAAGCAAAGAAAGACTAATAGCAGATTCTATTATAGAGTGGAAGAAAGAAAGAAGAGACGAAGATGTTATTACTTACGACTACTCATCAAAGATGACAGAGTGGTCTTCAGAGAAGAAAGAAGTAGAAAACCGTGTAAAGAAAGCACAAGCAAGATTAGACTTAGTAGAGAATCTAGAACTAACAGATTTCTTTGAACCTAGTCAGATTGAAAAAGATCCTAAAGCACAACAGTTATTAGCAGATAAAGAAAGATATCGTAACGAATATAATCAAGCTGTAGCCGAAAGGAATGCTTGGTATGAAGAGAATACTAGATCACAATTAACAGACGAGTTTTTTGCGGAACAGAAAAACATAACTGATTCTATTCGTGAGATTTTTGCTAAGTATCCTAATCAATACGAAACTGATTTAGGTGAGTTATATGATCGTTTATTTAATGCAGTTCTTGGATTTAGAGACAACGATGGTGTTATTCAAGGTTCAGATGTAGAAAGAACTGAGGGACTTCGTGATACCTTAAAGAAAATACAATTAGACATAGAAGATATAAAGTCTAAAGTAAACAAGGATAGACAGTTAAGTATTGAAGATAAAACAGAACTAAAACGTTTATTTAAAGAGTTAGGTGCTTTACAGTCTAGAAAAAATACAAGTTATTATACAGAAAAAGTACAAGAGATTCAAGGAACTATAAGATCACAAGTAGAAAATGATCAAGAGTTTATGGATTCTGTAGAAGATAAGGCAAAGGCATTGCTTGAGATAGATCTTGCTATGGGAGCTGCAAGTGTATTTGCTGACTTAGAAGAGTATAAACAAGATGTTATTAGTCAAGAAGTAAACAAACGTTACGTAAAAACAGATTGGTATATTAATAACCACATAACAACAACAGAAACAAAGAAGACTCAGAGGGGAGAAGAAGTAACTTACACTACTACTAAGCCTTTATATATGTGGACTGAGACAGTTCCTAATGATCCAAGGTTTATAAATACAGAGTTACCTTCATTTAAGTGGGCTATTCCTACTATTCAAGATAAGTTTAAGAATAAAGATTATAGATTTACAGGCAAACCTTCTCCTAGAGAGACACAAGACGGTAGATTTGTAAATAAGGAATACTCAAAACTTAGTGCAGAAGAGAGAAGTATTTTAGATGACATCATTGCTTTACAGGAAGATGTTCAAAGATCTATTCCTAAAGGTCAGAGAATGGGTTATGCTTTAGTACCTAGTAGAAAAACTTTATGGGAATCTACTCAAAGTGCTTTAAGAAGTCCTTTCTCTAAAGGTTCTTACTCTGCTTTGTATGAAAGTATTATTGCTCCTTTCCTTCCTGATGTTTCAGATGAGATGGATGCATTAGCTCCTGAAGAAAAACAATCAGTGTTTGAAAAGAGAAAACGCCAGTTAATTAGAACTAGATTTACTACACCTTTAAGTGAAGCAGAAGTATCTTTTGATATCTTAGGAAACATTGCAAAGTATGGTGCATACTCTTCGCAGTTTGATGCCCTTAAGACTATTATGCCTACTGTTTTTATTACAAGAGATATCTTGGATGAAAAAAACATAGTAGATCCGAACACACTTAAGATGATAGACAATGAGATTGCAAAAGATTTCTATGGTGAAGCTATCGGAACAAGAACAAACTCTATTGTAGACGGAACAGTAAGAGCGCTTAGGGTAGCAATGCAAGCAGGTAGTAGAAGAGTACTTCAGATAAATACTACTTCATCTATAAAGAACTTAATGGTCAACTTAATGAACGTTTACTTAGGTAGAGGTATTGCAGGAGTAAGTAAAAAAGAGTTTAGTAAAGCACTTACTAGAGCAATTAGTAAACAATCCTGGATAGCAGCAAGAGATATTAGTTTAGGTGGAGCTAACGTAAGTTACTATGCTGATTTGCTTATGCACTTTGAAGCTAACCCAGCTGCAATAGCTTCTGAAAAATCTCATAGAATTAATCAAACTTTTATAAGAAGGAATCTTTCTTTTGATACTTTGGGTTTTGCAGTTCGTGGAGCTTTTGAAACTATAAGTACTCTTGCAGTCTTTGAAGCAATCATAGAGCAATACTATGTTGACATAGTAGAGAACGGAGTAGTAAGAACAATTAAGCTTAGGGATGCATACGATCAAAAAGACGGAAGACTAGTCCTTAAACAAGGAGTACAAGTACAAGATATTTCTAGACTAGAACAAGGTATAAGGGATAGAATATTTACTTACTATACAAGAACTCAAGGTAACTATTTCCAAAGAGGTAGAGCATTCTATCATAAAGAGTTTCTTTTAGAAGTATTGATGAATATGAAAAAGTGGTTAGCCCCTATGACCATAAACAAGTACGGAGATACTCGTTACCAGTTAAATACAGGAGACATTCTAAGAGGATATAATAGAACGTTATTTGATAGGACGAAGATGTTAGCTCTAGGAGGAGGGTTTGATAATATCTCTCCCGGAGATAAACGTAGACTTAAGAATGTAGGAATGTCTTTAGCTAGTGCAGCCGCTGCTAAACTTGCATTTAAATACTTAATGTTGTTTATTGCTTCTAAACAAGCAGAGTGTGATGATGATGATTGTGCAGATGAATTAAAAACTGCTATGTTCTCAGCATTAATAATGTCAGGTGTGTATGATGAATTAAGTTCATTTAATGTACTTGGGGCAGCAGATTGGTCTTACAAAACATTCTTTGTTCCTCCTGTTAAGCAACCTGGTGATGGAAGATGGGAAGCTACATTTAAACAGTTAGCTTGGAGTACTGTATCAGGAACTTTCAGTGCATCTAATCAAGCTTTGTTTGATCCTATTACTACACTTTATGATAAAGGTTTAACAGGTGAGTTTTATTATGAGAATTCTTCAGGTATTAAGAGTGAGATGACACCTAAGTTTCTTGCTGGCGCTCCTGCTATTTTTGCAGCTGCAGCTTTATACACAGGTTTAGACGTAGCTGTAGCTCCTTATATGGATACAGAACGTAAGTTGTATAATACTTTAAAGTATAATCCACGCTTAATGCTTTCAGAGTCTTCTATGCTTGCTACTAATCCTATTGGATCATATGAAAAACTAGAGACAGAAACTGCTGATCTTAAGAAAAGCTTATCTACTTTAAATAGAAATGATAGAGTATCTGATCCAGAAGAAAGAAGAGCAGTACTTGAACAGATGGCTCAGAATGAACTAAAGATGGAACAGTTAGCTAAGACTAATAAATTCTTGGATAGAGTAAATACAAATAAGAAAAATATGAACTCTTTATCACAGCAACTTAGTAGAGAAGTAGACAAAGAACTGAAGAGGTATATGAAAGAAAATTATCCAGCAGAATACAAACAGATGAGTACAGAAAGCAAAGAAGATAAGAGAAGAAGAAAAGAGTGGAGACAACAATACTTGCGGGATAATCCTATAGAAGAATAACTTGACTTTATTTTTAATTAATTTACTTTTGTACTACGGGCATATGTGCCGAGTACCTAGGTACTGTACCGATAATTTAACTTTTAAAACTAAATAATTATGGAAAATAATGATTTGCTCAAAGAGCAAGCTAAGCGTCTTCGTCAAGTAAAAGATGAAATCACATTAGTAAACAACGCTACTTCTAGAAGTGCAGGTATGGGTGGAACTATTGCAGTTGCTACTACATACACAGGAAGCTTTGAAGCCTTAGTAGTAAACGAAGATGCAGTTATTGCTGTATTGGAGTACTCAGATGAAGTAGGCGTAAATAAAGTAACTGCATTAGGATTGAATGCTTTCACAGTTACTAAGGGTATGTTGCTTACCCCTCCTTATGGAAAAATCTTCGGAAAAGTTACCTTAGCCTCAGGCACTGTCTTAGTATACGCTTAATTAATTCTCTATGTGGGATTTAAAAATTGATACTAGACGCTTAGTAGAAGGCTTCTCTACGTCTGTCCTATGGGAGAGACCAAACATTCTATGGAATAAAGCAGACGATTGGTGGAACGATAACTACGTTACAGATCCTAGTACAGCAGCTTTCCTAAGTGCTACAGGTATTATAGATCCCAACAAACAAAACTATGTAAACAATCTTGTAATAGCTCTTAAGAATCAGGGGTTATGGAACAAGATGAAAGCAATCTATCCTTTTGTAAGCGAGCAGAGAAATTATCTGAACTATACAGAAGATATCGGTAATACTTATTGGCAGTTAATCGGAGGCACTTTACGTACTCCTAACTATGCTGCAGCACCTAACGGAACTACTACTGCTTGTAGAATCTACAATGGAGGAGCAATACAAAATCCTGGTATAAATAAAGAGATAGGTACTTATGTATTTTCTTTTTATGTAAAGATGACTGCAGGAGGTACAGGTACTCTTAGAGTATTCCTAGATGGAGGAGTCACAACAACTACAGTAAACGTAACAGCAGCTTGGACTAGAGTGCAAGTTTCTAAAACATTTGCTTCAGTAGACACAGGAACAGTAGGTTTCTTTGTTGACTCTGATGTATTAATCTGGGGTCCTCAGTTTGAATTGGGTTCAACAGCTACTGACTATCAAGTAACTATTAATGCACAAGAACAATTTGCAGCAGCCTATAAGTATAACTTAAAAGATCCCCAAGATACTGACGCAGCATTTAGACTTAAGATATTTGGAACATGGACATTCACTCCTACAGGAGCATTACCTAATGGTACTAATGCTTATATGGATACTGCTATAAATATAAATACTCAACTGATACAAGACTCAACACACTTAAGTTATTACTCAAGAACGAATGTTATTGCTCAGCAAGTTGAAATGGGTGTGGGAGCAAGTCCTTCTACTTATCTTCTTTTTAATTTTGACGGAATTGCCTACTCTGCAATAAATTCTGGAGAAGCAGCAAGAACGACAGCAGCAAATCCTACAACAGGTTTTTTAATTGGTAGCAGAACATCAAGTACACAAGAGCGATATTTTACAAATAATGTGAGCCAAACAAGAACGGCAAACAGCACAGGAAAAGCAAATCTAAATATATTTTTAGCGTGTTATAATATTGGACCTAGTGGTTCTTTATTCTCAACCAAACAATGTGCTTTTTCATCCATCGGTGATGGCTTAACTGATGCAGAAGCCTTAGCCTTAAATACTATCGTACAGCAATTCCAGACTAATCTAAATCGCCAAGTTTAACTTTAAATAAAACAAATCATGTCAGATATAATCTTAAATGTAATTCCTCAAGACTCTGCTTTCTTTCTTACAGAAGAACAAGCAAACTCTTTAAAGGGTCAGGAATACAGACCTAACTGTTACTTTAATCCTGTGCAAAACATAGAAGATAGATGGTGTATCTTCTATCAAGAATCACAAGACTGTACTAACGAAGCATTTTCATGGGTAAAAGACTTACCCTATGGAGAGTTTACTCCTAAGCCAACCCCTAACCCATTCAACTTAACATAAAATAAAATGGCAACTTTATTTAATACAAAAATAAAAGACACCTACCAGTCACTCTTAAAACTGGAAGACAATACTATCCTAACTACTACAGTTAAGAACGTAACAGATGGCTTAGGCAATGCTTCTCCTCTGTACATGAGTACTACTAGGATAGGTATAGGAACTAATGCTCCTAGTTCGGAATTGCATATTGATGGTCATAGTGGATTTGGCGCTTCATTAAAAATCACTACTAATAAAGTTAATAGTGTTGCTTATGTTCAAATGATTAGTGACTATGTTACAGGATTTGAACAATATCAATATGGTGGTCCTGGATGGGGATGGCCTAACTGGACAACTACTAGAGCAGGAGGTACTGCAGCAGCACCTACAGCAGTTCCTAATAACTATGGCTTAAATGAATACACTTTCTGGGGACATGATGGTACTTCAGTAGGACAAGCTTATAGTATGATGACTCGTACTTCAGAGACTTGGACTCCTACAGCTCACGGTATTTATACTACATTTAATACTGTAATAACAGGTTCTACCGCATTAACAGAGAGAATGCGTTTTTCTGGTAATGGTAATATATTAATAGGTACTACTACCGATGCAGGTTATAAGCTTGATGTTAATGGAACAGCGAGACTAGGAGCCAATAATGGATATGTGACAGTTACTTCTTACACACCAGGAGCAACTACTATGACTGTAAGCAATGTTGGGCATCATAGTGCAACTGCTATTAGTGCCTCTAGTGCAGTAGGTATTAATGCTATAAGTGTTTTAGGTGCAGGTCCAAGTACTACATTAGGTGTTGGTGTAGCAGCTAGACGAGCAGTTTCTCCATTAGTAGATTCTTTCACAGATGCAGATGGTGTAGTAAACTCTACTTATAAACCTATAGGACTATATGCAGAACGTGCTTTTATTAGTACTTCAGGATACGCTTTTAACATGACTAATGGTACGATGCTTCATGTAGATGGAGCTACTCTTATGTCTGGTTCTGTTACGGCTAATACAATTCCTGCAACTCCTAATACTGCGTATGGTTTAAATATTAAGAACACTTTAGTAGCTGCTGCGAATAATGATTCTTTAGTTTCTTTAGATATTAATCCTACGTTTACAAATGGCGCTTTTACAGGAGTAAACAACTACAATATTAAAACCAGAGGATTGCTTAATAAGATGTACTTTCAATCTCCTACAACAAACCAAGGAAGACATGATATATCTTTTGGCTTTGGAGGAAGTGGAGAACAAGTAAAACTTATTGCAAGTGCTGCTGGAGGCAGTGGACAAGGAAATCTTTACATAGCATCCGTTTCTGGGGATAGTGGAGTAGCTACTACTTCTGACGCTAATGTATTATTTGGCACTAATGGAAATACTTTTTACAAGACTTTTACTTTAGATCAAACTGCTCTTAATTCTGGAAACGGTTTATACTTGTCAGGAAACCAACCGAATTCAATTACTAACGGTATCTACTTTAGATTTAGCGAAACTCGTGTAGCTATTTTAAGTAAACCTAACGGTGGAAGTGGTTATGCAGATTTTAGAATTGCAATAGTTCCCTTAGGGTCAGCAAGTCCAAACAATCCTCCTCAGTTATCTGATACTAAGTTCATGATAACTCAAGACACTACAAACGTCTTGATTAATACTACTACTGATTCAGGATATAAGCTTGACGTTAATGGAACAGCTAGGGTTAATGGTGTATTGACTGTCGGTAACTCTAGTATTACAGGAAACTTTGGTGCTATGATCTTAAGTAATAATGGAGTAGCAGGTGTTTCTTTAAGTTTTACAAACAGTAGTTTTGGAAGTAGTAACCCATGCGTCTTAGGAGATCAAGGAAATCATGCACATAGTTCTGCTCAACTAGAAATAAAAAGTTCCGCTAGAGGTTTCCTACCACCACGAATGCTTCAAACACAAAGAACAGCTATAGCTTCTCCAGCTGTTGGTTTGATTGTGTATCAAACTGATGCTACAGAAGGACTTTATATTTACAAATCAACTGGTTGGACTTTTATAATCTAAAGACTATTGACTTGATTTAAATTTAAAATAAACTATTTTTGTAAACATACCGTGAAAACTTCCTTCCTACTTTACTCTACGACAACTATCCTAGCTTTCTTAGGAACTTACTTCCTTAATCTAGGAGCAGATAATGCAGAGCAATACTTAGCCTTAGTTTCTGTTATTTTTATAGATGGCTTCTTTGGAGTGTGGGCTGGAAGTAAGAAGGAAGGATTCCAAACTAGAAAGGCGCTTAAAGTTCTTAAGACTCTTTTCTCTTGGGTAGTGTTACTTACAGGTATTTTAATGATTGAGAAAGGATTTGAAGGCACATTCTGGCTAAGCGAAACTTTCTGTGCACCTTTTATTATATTTCAACTAATAAGTGCGCTTAAGAACGCTCACACAGTAGGAGTAATAGACAATAGTGTCTTATCTAATATCTTACAGAAGATAGACCAACACAAATTCAACCACGATAAATAACATAAGTAATATAAAGTCATGACAAATTATAATTGGAAAATTACAAACCTCTATACTAAGACCGTAGAAGGCTTAGAAGATTACGTAGTAACTGCTATGTTTGAAGTAGAAGGTGTAGACGGAGAATTCTCTTACACCGTGAACGGAAGTCAAATGTTTACCGTAAAAGAAGGAGCTGAGTTTGTTCCTTACGCTAACTTGACTGAAGCAATCGTAGTAGAGTGGATTAAAGAAGAGTTGGGTGAAGAAGGTCTTGCTCCCATATATTCTCATATCGAAGAGAACATTGAAAACCAAAAGAGTCCTGCAGTAGAACCTGTAATCACCCCTTTGCCTTGGGCTTAAACTAATTAAGGGGGTTAATAGCCCCCTTTTTCTTATGAAAAACCTATCCATCAAACTTAACTTTATCTTCTTCTTTACTATTGTCTACCTTTTATACAGGTATGAGTACGTACAAGAACAAGACACCAATCAAGTAATCTCTTTTATAGATTCTATTGATAAAGCAAACGATACTTACTTTGAAAAGATTGACTCTTTAGAGCACATTAAACACGAAGAGTACTTCCGTTACGAACAAATCACCCTTAAATATGACACCATTCAGATTGCTATTGACACTATGCCTGACATTGATGGCACAAAGTATCTACTCACAATCTCTAGACAGCTTACCGCTAAAGGAGTTGAATAACGAATTTCTTAAGGGAATTCAAGCACGTGAGAGAGTAGTTAGTCTTAAAAAGATAGTTAGGACTGACAGTATACAGTTATCTTTATATAAAGATTCTATTATTCCTAACTTTAGATTAGCTCTAGATACAGCTAAAGTAGAGATAGTTCGCTTAGATACAAAGGTTAGATCTCAAGCAGAAACTATTAAAACATTAAAGAATGTTTTGAAAGGTGGATTGTTTGCTATAGTTTTGTTAACCATAGGGTTAATACTCTAAAGCCTATGATGCCAATATCTAAACAGATTGTCCAGTATTACATGGAGAATCCAAATACGAATGAGACAGCTATTGAAGTTGCTCTTCGTTTTAACTATCATCCTGAAGAACGTAATCAGTTAAGGGGTAAGCGAGTTCGTGATTTAAAAAGATCAGCTATGGCTAAACTCCTAAAGGGTGATCCTCTTTACATGCCAAATCCACAATCTGAGATTAATTCTAATACAACTCTAGGAACATACGACGAAAACTTAGAAAAAGGTACCCTAGAAGTATCTAAACTAGTCTCTAAACAACCTAGATCTGCCGAAGAGATCATAAGGATTCACAAAATAGACACTACTAAGTGGAAACTTGTTCAGTATTGGAGTAAAGAAAAAAGCTCAGGATGGTTAGTATCAGCTTTGTTTGCTCATATTAAACCTGAGGATACTTTTAATGACGACATAGAAGGCATTCTAAGAGAAGTTTTCCTTGAATCTGACATCACAGTACACCCAACACCTAAGAAAGCTCTTGTAAGCTCTAATAAAGGCTTATTTGTTTATATGAGTGACAAACATGTAGGTGCGCTTACACATCCTACTGCTCTCTTTGGAAACGAATACAACGAGAATGTCTTTGAGGAGAGAATGAATAGAACATTAGAGGAGATAGAGAAGCAAGTTAAGATACATGGAAGACTACAAGACTTATTTATCTGTGACTTAGGCGATTCTTTAGATGGTTGGAACGGATATACAACCAGAGGAGGTCACCAATTACCTCAGAACATGGATAGTAAGGAAGCTTTTATGACTTATCTTTATACTCATAAGAGATTCTTCGATACTTTAGTCGAAAGAAACTTAGCAAATAACATTCATGCAGTAATGCAAACCAATGATAATCATAGCGGTAGTTATGGGTATATTACTAATCAAGCACTTACTCTTTATTTAAACACAGCTTATCCATTTATCAAAGTAACGATAATGGAGAAGTTTTTAGAACATTTTGATTATGGCAAACATACGTTTATCTTCACTCATGGAAAAGATTCTGAAGATCTTAAGCATGGTCTTCCCCTTTTCTTAACCGAAAAAGCAGAAAACTTCCTCAATAAGTATATAAATCACCACAATTTAGGAGAGAATAAAAATATCTCGATAGTAAAAGGAGACTTACATACAGAGAGTATGCAACAAGCATACAAATTTAGATACAGAAATGTATTGTCTATGTATGGTTCTTCTAAGTGGATAATGAATAACTTTGGTCCAGGATACCCAGGAGTTTCATTTGATTTAGTAGAAAAAGATACGGATTTGATTTATTCGTTTTATATTCGCTTTAAATAAAATTAAATAAAGATAACATGGTTACCCTAGCAGATATAGACAAATTAATAAATCAATTTTATTTAGACTCCGAGAAGGACGGTAGAGCAGTAAGACCTAACGTAATACTAATCACAGAGGATCAGTTTGAAGAGATACTAAAAGAAATGGGAATAGAAGATGAAGACGACGTAACAATAGAAAGTATCCTAGGAATGGATGTCGTCATAGCAAATGGTTTAGAGTACCCAAGACTAATAAGACTTTAAAAGGTCGTAATTTTATAATAGATATCCATGTTATATGGATTGGGATTATTGACCGTAATATCTAAAGAAGGTCCTCCCGTGACACTAAAGCTTAGTTGTCCAAAAGAAGCAGGAGTAGGACTTTGAACGTCTACCCAAAAATTATATCCTAAGGGATTTCCTGCTAAAAAAGTAACATACATAACACCAATTTCTTGTTCTCCATTGGCTGCTGAGTTACGCTTAGCGTAGTATTCTAGTTTTAAGAATCCTACATCAGTACCACTACTGTATAAACTAATAGTACTTCCTGTGTTTAGAGTTGCTGTACTAGGAGAACTTCCACCACCACTTCCATTAGAGGCAGCAGTTATTCTTCCTTGAGCATCTACAGTAATGTTAGCACTTGTATAAGAGCCTGCAGTTACTGCTGTGTTGGCTAGAGAGATGGTTCCACTTGTTGAGATTGTTCCTCCGCTTAATCCTGTTCCTGCTGTAATAGAGGTAACAGTACCCAAGTAAGCATCTCCGCTTACAGGAGTATAACCAAGAGCATCAATAACATCAGTACCTGTAAGGGTAATGTTACCTGTCCTTGTATTAAAAGAAGTTACTAACCCACTAGTATTTAGACTTAAAGTTACATCACCTGTACCTATGTCTATTCCAGTCTTAGTAGCAGTGAGACCACTACCTACTAAAACTTTAGTCACTAGTGCTTGCCCTGAGACAGTAGTGTTTATATCCACTCTGCCTACAGATGCATTTTCAATAAGGGAACCACCAATCTGAGTTCTAGCCATTAATATTAAGGTTTAATATAAGAGATACGAATTTTATCAGTAGAAGTAGGAGTAAACAACATAGTAATAGTAAAAGAAGGAGAAAGTTGGTTGACTGTGTAGTCATTACCTGCACCTGGCTCCATCAATACACCATTAAAATATACATGTTCAGTTCCTGCTACAGCAGCACCTGTTACAGCAAATACAGTAGCTACACCATTAGGCAAAGGAGTAGGAGTTTCTCTTGTAGCAATGTTTGAGATGTTGATAGTTCCTGAAGGAAGATCAGCAGTACTCAAAGTTGTTCCAGCAGTAGCTCTACCCTTAGCGTCTACGGTAATTTTAGTATAGGTTCCTGCAGTAACTCCAGAGTTAGCCAAAGTCAAAGCAATAGAAGTAGTACCTGAACCTGTAGCATCACCTGTAACACTGATAGATTGGTTACCTGTAATGTAGTTAGGAGTCCAGTTTACCCACTTGTTAGTTCCACCACCTGTGTAACGAAGCAATTGACCATCAGCAGGAGTTGTAATAGTTACATCACTCAATCCACTCAAAGCACTGATCAAGTTGATTGAAGTATTAGTAACACCTGTTACACGACCTTTAGCATCAACTGTGAATACAGGAACTTGAGTAGCACTACCATAAGTACCTGCTGTTACACCTGAGTTTGCAAGAGTAACTGCAATACCTGTAGCTCCTGTACCTGTAACGTCACCAGACAATGTAATAGTTTGGTTACCTGTCAAGTAAGTGTTTGTATCAAGTGACCATGTGTTAGCAGCGTTCTTTCTCAAGAAACCTGTAGTACCACTAAGGGTTGCAATTGCACCTAAATCCGCATCATACGCTTGAACATCAGTACCAATAGCAAGACCTAAAGAAGTACGAGCAGCAGTAGAATCAGCTGAGCCAATTAAAGTACGACCAAAAGAAGTCAAACTAGCTACACTAGTAGTATCCAACCCTGTGAAGTAGATCATTGTATCAGCAGCAGTAACTGCTCCTGCCAATGCAGTCAAGGTAGCATCTAGAGGTTGTCTAGCGTTTAACTGAGTTTGAATAGCTGAGGTAACACCAGTCAAGTAACCTACTTCAGTACCTGTTACAGCACTTACGCTTACTTTACCACTACCATCAGAAACCAAAGCTCTGCTTGCAGTCAAGTTAGAAGTAACAATAGTAGAAGCACCTCCTGTGATAGCTGCTTGTGCTCTAGCATCCAAGTAGTAAAGGTTAGAACCTTCAGCAATATCAGAAGTAGTAGCGCTAGTAGCAGCTGTTGCTCTACCATAAGTATCAAGAGTAACCTTAGTAAAGGTACCTGCACTTACGCCAGTAGTTGCTAAGTCAATGTTATCAGCGTTAACAACAATACGAGCAGAAGAAGCTGTTCCTACGTCAAAAGTAAGACCTGTCTTAGTCAAACCTGCTCCTGCAGTATAATCGGCAGCTCCTGAGAACTGAGAGAACACCAAAGAAGTTGTACCAGGAGTAATAGGTCCAGGAGTACTTTGTACCCAACCTGTTGCTTGAAGAGTAGTTCCGCTTTGTACAAAGTAGAAAGCGTTTACTAGTTCTGTTCCTGTATCTGAATCTGCTGAACGAGACCAAGCACCTGAAGCTACATCGTAAACACCATTCTGAGATTGTGTAGTTTGGTTCTTAACCAATACACGATCACCTACAGAAAGAGAAACACCATCAATAGTTTGTGTTCCACTTAAAGTAATGTTTGCTGTAGTAGCTACTCTTACTGCAGTCTTTACGCTTAAACCTTGAGCAACTGAATCTACGTAAGCTTTAGTAGCTGCGTCTGAGTTAGAGGTAGGAGTTCCTACGTTGGTTACTTTGAATCCTCCATGAGATTGGTCTGCAGTAAAAGCTACACTCCCATCCTTCTTGACAAAGTTACCACCATCTGCAAGCTTACTACTTGCTATGGCTGCTGATGCATCAATATCACTGTTTATGATACTTAACGCATCAAGTTGCGACTTTTTAATTTTAGTTACTGGCATTTTATTTAGTTATTTAGTTTTATGTTATTTGATACTCTACTATGAGTTGATCTGAGGGAACAGGAGCATATACAAGGCTTACTTGGCTTACACCTGCTTCTACGTAATCATAACCTACTCCTCTAGTTAATCTTTGACCGTTTAAGAATACTCTAGTAGTACCTGCAACAAAGTTAGAACTAGTAGTGAAGTTGGTATTTACTCCGTCCTTAGCTCCTGATAGATTGTAATCGTAATCTATCTTAAAAGCGTTGAAACTAGGACTCCAGTTCTCCCATTGACCAGTAGCTGAGTTAAACCTAAGCAACTGTCCATTAGAAGGTGTAGGAGTTGTTACATCTGTTAGTTGGTCTAAGTTAGATGGCGGAGTAAAACCTAAGGCACTAGTAACATCTGAAGAGTTAAGAGTGACTGTTCCTGTTCTTGTGTTAAAAGAACTTACTCCTCCCCCTCCTCCGCTTACTGTTTTCCAAGTATTATCGTCTGCTAAGAACTTTGTACCTGCACCCGTAGCACCTGTACCTAATCTATTGACGTTAATAATACCTAAAGTAATGTATCCTGCATCAAACAAACGGTAAGCTATAGGTCCTGTACCACTTACAGGTGTAGCAAACACATAACCTGATGGCATCTGGACTATTCCTCCTACAGCAGAACCTGCATAAGATTGTAATTCGGCTAAGGTTAGGGGGTTATTAGGCATTACAGAATGGGAGGTACAGTATACTGCACACTAATTGTCTAATACAAATATAATAGATTAAAAAAATAAAGAAAGGGGAACTTTTGATTCCCCTTTACTTTGGTTGGTTGGTAAACTAAAATAACTAAATAAACTAAATAACTAAAAACTAAAACTAAATAAACTGGTATCTTATATCGCTTGTGGTCCTCCTGTAGCAGCTAGGAAAGAAAGAATTTCTTCTTTCACTTTTAGCTCTACTACGATTGGCTCACTTGTGATTTCAAATTTAGTGATTTTTACTGGAACTTTTTGCTTAGTTGCAGGATCAATCTTGTATTGGTAGTCTACAGGGTTAAGCTTATCAGCGTTACCTTCTAAAACAACAGCTAAGCCGTTCTCTGTAGGGTAGGTCATAAGCACCTTGTTGATGTTAAAAGAGTAACCTTTCTTAACAATGAGTTCCATTTCCTCACCGCTTTCAATTTTTTCTTTTTCTGTGTAATAGAATAACATATCTTTTTTATTAATTACTGTTACCAAACAATAGCAATGTCGCTATCTCTTACCATGATCTTTTCTTCTCCTTCTACTTCAACTAACTCTGCTGATTGAAGGTACATCAAGTTTACATAAACGAAGTCTCCTACTTTTACGTTGGTTACTTCTTCTCCGAGGGCGTATACTTCTAAACGCTTAAGGTTTGCTAACTCTTTCATGTTCAACTCTTCTTCCATCTCTGGTGTAAGTTGAATGAGTCTTTCTTCTCTTTTAGGACGATTGAGTAATACTCTGTGTCCTTTTACTGTGATTGCCATTCTATTTTATTCTTTAATTTGTTTTTGCTTTGATTACATCTAGACCTGCAGATACTAATAATTCTAATCCTGATTTATCTCTGTAGTCTTCTAGATATACAAATGTAGTGATTCCACTTTGAATAATCAACTTAGCACAATGCACACAGCATGCATGAGTACAGTACATAACGGCTCCTTCTGTACTGATAGGACTCTTGCATGCTTTAGTGATTGCATTAGACTCTGAGTGTAAGACATAGTCAAAGGTTATATCGTTCTCTTCACATTTATTAGGAAAGCCACTAGGCGTTCCATTATATCCAAAAGAGATAATGTTTCCATTCTTTACGATTAGAGATCCTACCTGTAATCTTTCACAGTAAGATTCCTGAGAGATTCTTAAAGCTAAATCTAAATAAAGATTAAACTTTTCATTCTTAACGTTACTGTAAAAGATAGGTATCTTATGCATTATTTTAAACTCAGTTCAAATCTATATATTTCTTTTGGAATATCCACAACTACATCTTTAAAATTTATATCACGATGTAATAAAGACTTGTAGTCCTTGGACATTTCTTCAAACCTACCTTGCTTAAACAACTCTATATCTTTATGGTATAAAGAACTAGTTTTAAATACATACATAATCATCTCATCTACGTCATAATAGTCATAGAAAGAGTCAAAGTTTGTAATCTTGTCCTCAAACATCTGAAATGCTTCCTTGTCAGTAGGCTTAAATAGAAAAAATAAACAGTTAGTATACTTACATTTATACCCATAGTCATCTACGTAAACATTAACTAAACCAAAGTTAGATAATAGTCTAGAAGCATTAGCCCCAGATGTAAATATCATGGGGCATAAAAACTTTGTGGTATTGTTTGTAGTATCTGAGTACACTTTATACGATTCTAAGTCCGTCATTCTGATAGTCCTCCCTAGTATATGCCCATAAATCGTTTTCTGAGTGCCATAGTAAGCGATCTATTGCTTGGTCAAAGCCTTCATACTCTTTATATAAGTAAGTGCCTCCTGTCTTTCCTAAAGCCATAAGATGATCTGACATCTCATAGATTAAAGGACTACCGGGATACTTCTGACTTTCTACAATGAATCTAAAGTTATGTATAGTTAAGTTATCTCCATACACACTTAGATCTGTTTGCTTAAGAGCTTCTGTATAGAAGGCTGCTTGGAAATCGTATCTGTGTTTAAGCAACATCTCTACCCAGTAGTTCAACGAAGTAGTAGTGGTCTTTAGGTCAATAGGATATAGGATGTTGTTTACTGTATCAACTACCACTAAATCTAAAAGACCCTTACATGCTACACCTTTGTATTGAAAGTTAAGTGCTTGTTGGGTAAATACTTTATATTGAGAGTTACCTAATACATACTTACTAGTAAAGGGATTAGTCTTAAGGCTGTTAGCAATTACTTGTATGGTATTGTATTGAGTAGGGGATACTACTTTCTTTCCCTCACCTGCAATCAAATCATCGTAATAAGCTTTGCCTTCTTTCTCAAACCTTTCTCTTACTTTAGCGAGAGTATCACGCTTAAAACCTGCTAGCTCGTATGCAATGTTTTCTGCCATAGTATCATTACGATTAGCAAATAGATGCCATACAAAGTCTCCCATCTGTCCTGTAGGTCTTTCTACAGTACTGAAATAGAATTGTTCTAAGAAGATATCTTCTCCTTGAGTTAATAATAAATCTACTCCATCACCTATAACTGTAACTTCTGCTGGTTCATCCATATCAGAGTTAGGGTCATAGTTGATATAAAGGTTAGGATGTAAAAGTATTTTCTTTAGCCTACTTTGGCTCTGTGCTGTATTGGATAAGTAATCCTCGTCTAAAATCATTGCTTTGTAAATTTAATAGTTAATGTAAACCATAAGAAACCAAAGTGCACACTAAATCTTTCTCTAGAGTTAGTACGACTAAAAGTTATTATGGGTAGTGGATAAAAGAACCAATAAGGATAATCCCTTTGTCCTTTAGTTAGTTTAGAAAAGTTACTTATCTGAATCTTCATGTCTTCTGTCATCATAGTGAGACTTCTCTCTCATTATGTACGAGAGAAACATAGCATTACACATAACATGTCCTAAGTGGTCTATACCTGATTCAGGATCTTTGTCTTCTCCTGATAGGAAAGCAAACATATGCCTAAGTAAACTTTCGCTTACTTGTGTTACAGGCATACCTTTAGTCCAATTCCACTTATCATACTTCTGCGCTCCAAACTCAAGAACTTCTACCATAGACTCTAGAGACTTAAAATCTACTAAAGACCACTGTTTCTTTCCTTTGTTGTAACGTAAGGCTTGACCTCCTTCATTGTAGTCTTCCATTGCAGGGAAATCGTTAGCCATAGTTTAACGCTTTAAAGCACCTGTAGTAGTTTTTGAAAGAAAGGGAGTCACTGTAAGAATTACTCTTCCAAACTTCATAGGAACAAGATCGTTTACAATAGATATTACTCCATTGCAGTCTATTAAACTGCCTACAGTAATACTTTGATGTTCTTCTTTGCTATGGTAAGTGACTTTCTTTTCTCCATACTCGTAGGAGGGTTGGACATCGGGAGAGCCAACAGCTTCCACTTTGTCTGATTCTGTGCGGGGTTCTATAATATATAACATAATTTTTAGTCTAGTTCTGGTACTTCCACTCCCAGGATGTCTCTTGCAAATCCAATCACATCTTGGATAAACTTATGTACTTCGTCCTTCTTACCATTAGATAACGACAAGGGAGTTTTAATAAACTGTCCTTGAAACATTATCTCTTCGTAGAAATACTTATCCTTAAGGAATGTTACTACGTCTTCTTTGGTGTATACTTCGCCTGTAAGGTTCTCAAAGCCTGCTTTTACTATAGGTACTAGGGTACTATAAAAATAAGCCAACTGAGGGTTTGTTTTCTTAGAATCTAATCTAGTAATACAAACTTCTACATCTACTGAAGGATCTTGTTTCATAAGTTCTTTAAAGTATGATTGCATTAACTCTTTGTCTCCCTTAAGATGTACGTTGCCGTCTATATTAAGGGAGAGAGTTGCAGGTATGTAAACTCTATTTATCATTGGTTCTCTTTTCTATTTCCTCCAAAAGCAAAAATGCTAACTCTTCGTCTTCTTCTATCTGGCTACTTACGTTTCTCTTGTGCAAATATCCGTCTAAAATTTTAATAAAGTAAGCATTTTTTGCTTTTGCTTCGTTAATTGCTTTCCGTAAATCGTCATTGACAAACTCACGGATAAACTGATACTGTGTGTTAACTGCTCTAGCAAGGAGATAAGTTCTTCTTACTTCTTTTAGTTGTTCGTCTGTCATTACTCTGCTGCGTAGCCAAAGAATACATAGTTTCCTTCACACTCATCCTTGCTCTTTTTGTATTCAATCTTAGCAACTTGAGTGTTTCCCTCAACTAATCGCTTAACAATGTTTACTGTGGTAATACTTTTAGTACGTTCTGTATAGGCTCTAGCTATCTTAATTGCTTCTGCTTGTAAGATATGACTACCTACTACTCCTTCACGTGTTGCTACTTCATACCTAGTTTCCCAAACTCGCTTACCAACCTGTGGATTTAATTCTACTTGGCTTTTAATTTTGTTAGAGTTTCCTCTAGGTTCATTAATACAGATTGCCCAACAGTCTCTCTTTCCGAGATAGTCGTAAGCATCTTCTATAAATTGATTTAAATCTTTACCTGATGCTTTGTATTTGTTAGTTGCATCTGTAAAGGCATGAGTTGTGCTTATAGTTCCGTTGTACGGATCATTTCCATACTCATCAATAGCTTCCTCTATTAATGAAGTATACCCTTCTTTCATAGAAGGGGCTGTTATTCTGTTGTAAAATGTTGTTGCTCCCATGATTTTAATTTTAATTTTAGTTTAGTTTATTTTTTCCAATACGGTGCAATACAAGGATCTGCTTTAAGAGGTACTCTCTTACAAAACTTAGCGCCTGCATCTACCATTGCTTTTTCTAATTGTGCAGCAGTCTGTTGCGCAATTTCCTCAGGTGTCTCTACCAATATCTCGTCATGTATTATATTGACTATCAATACTTTAAACAATAAGTTATTTGGTACTAGATATTTAGTCCAGAAGTATACACAAGCTAACTTGGTAATCTCTGCACTTTCTCCTTGTATTCCATAGTTCAATGACATACGTTCAATGTCTCCACGCTTTCTAAAGAATTTGCTTACTTTTTCCTTCATGTCTCTAGCTGTAGGAGTATCACTATTTTTAAGTTGTTTATACCTGTCCCAAAAATCTTTATTCATTTCGTTCTTGATTTGTACAAACTCGTCATAGTAATCTACATAAGACTTTTTACCTGTTACAGGTGAGATAAGAACATAGCCATTTTCTACACCAAACTTCTTTGCTTCGTCAAAATAAGACTTAAGTCCTGGAAAAGCTTTAAAGTAAGAATCGTAGATATGTTGACCTTGTTCTACACTAAGACCTAGTTGATCTGCAATACCAATACCTGAGCCACCGTAGTTAATAGCAAAGCCTGCTACCTTAGCTGATTGTCTTTTGTCTTTGTGTTTCTTTTTAATGTCGTTTAAATCCATACCTTCTAACTCAGGATACATCTTGCTCGCAATAAAACTGTGCATATCGCCCAATTCATTGTCGTAGAATTCTAAAAGGTTTTTATCTAGACACTTGTTAACTAATACAATTTGTTCTTGACCTGTATAGTCACAACCTACTAGAGTGTTTCCTTCTGCTGCTACAAAGCATGACCTTGTTTCTTGGTCTGAGGGAATGTTTTGAAAGTTAAAGTTCTTTACGTCTCCTGATTTACCACCACTAGATAAGCGTCCTGTGTTCATCAACTGCTTAAACTGTGTGTGGATTCTTCCGCTTACTGGATTGATTTGGTCTATCCAGTTCTGTCCGTAAGTACCTATGTCCTTTTGAGCTCCCTTAAACTTTAAATAAAGCTCAATAATTGGATACTTTGAGCTGTATTTTACTAGATGGTTAGCTTCAATTGTATCTTTAGTCTTTCCTTTCTCTACTACTTTGGTGTTTACACCTAATGTCTGAAAGAATTCTACTACCTGTGAAGGTGAGTTCCAATTCACATTAACCTTAGTAGAAGAAGAGAAGAGGTCGAGTTGAGAGTCGATAAACTTTTCCATCTTATTGTCTAGGATGAATTGGTTTAACTGTGCTTCTGCTTCATCAGCTATCTTTTGTACTTTATTTATCTTAGCTGTCCATTGCTCTACATCTAGCTTCATTCCTGAATACTCGATGTAAGCTAAGACTAAAACAAACTTATTGTCCAAATCAATGGACACTGATGTACCATCTCCTAGCTGTAAGAATTCTTGTTTGTCCTTTAATTCGTGTAGATACTTTACGTCATACGCAGAGTACTTTACGAAACCTTCAGTAAGTCTACCTGTAATATTTAAACGCTCTTCCTTGCTTAGTACGATTCCACAATGACGTAGTACACAAGCAGCAAGCGAACATCTATGGCTTTCTATACCTAGGCGAGATGTTTTTTCTCCTAAGAAGGTATCGTATACCTTTGTTGGAACCACCCTATAATGATAAAGGAATCTTAGGTCAAACTTTAAGTTATGACCAATAAGACCTTTAGTCTCTAATAACTCTTTGTATTCGTTGATGTCAATCGTAGTTAAGTCTATTACGTATTGAACATCGTTATCTCCTAGCTGAAGAGTATATAACTTACAAGTGTAAGGATCAAAACCTGAGGTCTCTGTATCCAAACCTATCCACTCTAACTTGTTTAAGTATTCGAGAGATTCTTGTACTGTAGTAAGGGTAATGTCGGGTAAGGAGATATCTTGTTTGGTAACTAGATAAATCATTTTAAAATCGGTTCTACTATCTTGTTGTACTGATGTAATGCTTCTCTAAGCTTCTGATACTTCTGATCCTGTGAATAGTTGCCTTGTTCGATATCTGTAAGGCAGGTTCTATATACATCATAGATAAGTTTTCTATCGTGGTTGCTTAGCTTAAGAATCTTGTTTGATAGTTGTAGCATGTCTTCAGTAGTATCTTCTCCCCATATCTTGTTTAGGGACTTACCTAAGTTCCATACGTGATGAGGGGTATAAAGATTACACTTAGGACAAGCTGGTAATAAGTTAGTCAAGTGATAACGGGTAGATACTTTAGTACGTCCTACAAAGTGAGCACATTGAAGTCCTTTAGGATCAAGCGTAATCTCACAAGCATGACACTTATTAATGTGTGCACCTCTTACTAACCAAGAAGTTATTTGGTCTAACTTGGTTTGAGTAATGGTTTCTTGTTTGATCTTACGTTTAATCTCTTTACGGACTTTCTGTTTAGCTTTCTTTTCTTTTACTACACAACTTGCACAAAGTCTCTTAGTTTTGTTGGCGATAGCTTTTACTTTACCGCACTCAGAACAGGGCTTCTGCAAATCTTTTTCCTCGGGATTTCCTTTTACAGGAACTTTCTTTATCGTTCTCTTTAACATGATATACAAATATAAACAAAAGAAAAGGGGATCTGTTGACCCCCTAATCTTTTTTGGCATGCAAGAGAATTACAAAGATAACTCAGGAGTGTACAAAGGAGTGTACGTTTCAGAGATTAACTCTAAGCCTCTATTGTTGATGTTGTAAGCTGTACCATGAATCAAGGACTCACGCTTATGCTCAATGCTTTTATGTCCCATCATATAGTTGGTGAAACGAGTAGTAGCATTAAACAAAGCATAAGCTGTGTTACCATGAGTGTTATACTCGATAGAGATAGCTTGTCTGAAATCGTTGATACGATTCTTGCTTCTGGTTGCCTCTGAATCTCCACCGATAATACTGATAATAAAATCGTCTGTAACTACATCAGGAACATTAATCTTACTTAACTCAATCAGCTTTTCAATAAACTGTTCTTCTTGAGTAAGAGAGTTTTGCAACTGAGAGATGATTACGGCTAAGCGACCATGAGAGTTCTTAGTATGTCTTACCCTCTGAGAGTCTCTTAGAGCCATGTAAAAGGTATTAGCACATACAATGGTTACATTGGTTGCTCCGAAGCCAATAGGAGAGCTCCCATCGTGTGATGTAAGGGCTGTAAGGAATCGCTTATTATCAGATCCACCAATAGTAACATCAGTTAAAGGAAATTGATAGTATACTTTTTGGCCGTCTCCTAAGAAACCACCTCTTTCTCCTGAGATATTAACCCTAGCAGCAGCTTCTAAAAGCATGTCTAAGATTTCTTCGTTCTGTGTAGGAACGTACTTAGATCCTACGATACCTAAACACTTGTTGTTATCTTGTCTAAAGATACCATAAGCAGGAGTAGGTTCTCTGTTAGGACCTACTAGTTCACGTTTGTCTACTGTCCAGTTAGTTCTGGAGCTTTCTAATAATTGTTCTTTGTTCATAAGGCTGGTCTTTTAAATGTTTCAATAAAGTTTTGTAGTTCTTCTAATTCTTTGATTCTACCTTGTACTTCACAATACTCGTACTCGGTACTTTGTTCCATTAGTTTTGTTTGTTTTACTCTTTCTGTAAAGTGTTCTATTAACTTAGATTTAAATTCTAAGTGGCTTAGTGTTTCAAAATCTTGCCAATTCATGTTTAGTTTATTTTAAGTTTTGTAGCCAATCAATCTGTTCTCCGTTGTTGGCCATTAGTATTTCGTTTATTCTTTTAAAGTGGTCACAATTCCACTTACCTCCACCGTATAAAGCGGCTGCAGGATGAGGTGCAACTAAAATGTGATGAAAGTTATCATCAATTAAAGGAGCAAACTTTAAAGCGTCTTTACCCCAGAAACAGAATATAAGTCCTGTAGTGTTGTCGTCTAAAGTTTTGAATACAGCTTCTGTAAACTGATGCCAGTGAGCTAGGTGAGAACCTGACTTACCTTCTTCAATAGTTAAAGCTGCGTTAATTAAAAGAACTCCTTGCTTAGCCCATGCTTCTAGGTCCATGTCAATAGGAAATGTAAGTTCGTCTGGATAAATGTCTTCTTTAATCTTGTTATACATAACCCTTAAAGAAGGAGGAACTTGATCTCTATTTCTAGGACTAAAAGCTAAGCCATGTGCTGTGGGTTCTCCTTTGTATCTACCTGGATACGGATCCATACCTAAGATAACCACTCTTACTTTCTGAAAAGGGGTTAAATTAAAAGCCTTGAAGACTTCATCTTTGTATGGGAGAATAGACTTAGTCTTTCTCTCATTTGCAATGAAACCTCCAAGGCTTTTAAAATATGGACTTTCTAATGTATCTCTTAAGTGTAGGTACCAATCATCGGGAATTGCTACTATTTTTTGCATTTTTGT